AATTCATCTGAAACATTATAATCAGATAAATCAATTTTAACTGAGTTAATTATTAGATTATTACCATCTATTAATGGTTCAACTTCAGTTTCTGCAAACATTACTTCATCACAAAAACCTTCCTTTACAGCATCTTCTCCAGTAAGCCATAATTCATTTGTCATTAATTGTTCAATTTCTTCTCTTGTCTTATCAGATTTATTCATATAAGCATTAATAATAGTGTTTTTAACTACACCCAATCTGTTAATTACTTTTTCTAAATCCCCAACATTATAATATCCCATTAATCCAGCAAGTGGATCATGTATCATAAATATGCTTGTTGATGGAATAAGTATGTTATCACCTGCCATAGCAACTACAGTCGCTGCACTCATAGCCATACCATCAATTTTAACAGTAATTTGGGCCTTACAGTCTCGAAGTAATGTATAAATAGCACTAGCTGTAAATACATCTCCTCCATTTGAATTAATTCTTACTGTAATATTGTCTTTATCTTTATATTGGTCTAATTGTTGTTTAAAATCTGATGCAGTAATCTGTCCTTCATCATTCCACCAAGATTTTTGAGAAACAAGTTCTCCATAGATGGTTAATTCAACCTCTTCATTATCAGTTTCAACAAAATTCCAAAACTTTGTTTCTTGATTTAAAGCTCCTACTGCATTAATTATTTTAACTTTACTTAAGCTAGCTATCTCTTGCTGCTCCATATGTTCATTCTTTGACATTTTTAGTTTCTTGATTTGCATTTATGTTTCTCACCTCTTTCATAACTTTTTCTTCTCTTATTCGTTGCTTAACATTTTTATAAAAATCACCTCCTGTCAGTTCCATTGTTTCTTTGCTTCTTGTTGAAAAACCTTCTTCAATTCTTTTAGCAGCTGCATTAACTTCTTTTAGTGGATCTATTTGCCCTGGTGATGGCCCTGTCCATAAACTATTACAATAAGCTTTTTTTATTAAAGGATTATTAAAAAATCCTGGTGCACCTATCCTTCCTTTAGCTACTGCTTCACACATCCATTCTTCAAATATTGGCTGACAAAAATCATTAGCCATCCATTCTCTCTTCATTCTAAACATCTTCCAAGCTTCAAGAAGTGAAGCCCTAGATGCTGAATATGATGCCGTAAATTGTTTTAATAATAATTCCGTTGGAATTTCGAGGGCTGCTCCTATTTGCCTACATATTGACTGTACAAATCCATCAAATGCAGTATTAGGTCTTCCTGGATTAGCCTCTTTAATACTTTCTCCTTCTCCAAGTGCTACTATTGCACCATTGCCTAATTCATAACTATTTTCATCTTCTGAGTCTATTTGATCTTCTTCTGGTATCATAGAACCAAGTGGAGCTTCTTCTTCATTAGATTTGCTTTCAATAAAAACTGTATACATTCCACTTATTACAGCTGCCATTAATTCTGCTTCTGTATATCTTCCTAATTGCTTTAATGCTTCAATTACTGGTGCTAATATTGGAACTCCTCTCTTCTGTCCTATTCTTTCACTCTCCATAAGATGCAATATATTAGGTCTTCCAGTCTTCTCTCCATAAGATTCTACTCTTATCCATGTTGCAGGCTTGTCATAGGAAGTCGATAATGGATGTCTTGAGCAAATGTGATAGGCTATTATTTCACCCTTCTCATTTGTTTCAACTCCCTCCTGCATAGTTTCTGTATTAGATACATTATTTTCATTACAAACTCTATCTGATTCAATTAATAAAATTCTAAGATCATACACCTCCCCTACTCTTTTTATAGTTGGCATTAATACAAATGTATCTCCATTCATTAACCAACTTAAAAATGCTAATTGTTGTAGTTCATAAAAATTATTTAATCTTTCAACATCACAATTCTTAGTATCTGCCCATAATGAAAACTCTCTTTCAATTTGCTCCTCAAGTTTCATACATTCTTCTTCATTTAATCCAAGGAAATCACCATCAACTTGAGATTTAAGTTTTAATCCAGCACCTATCACATTAGTTCTAGTAGTTTTTATAGCACTTGTTGCAATTGGAGCACCCATATAAAGGTCTCTCGAGCGTTGTCTTAACACATCTAAATTATCAATTATATCTTCTTTAGCAGATCCGCCTCTACTAATCCAACCTAAAAGACTCTTTTTAGTTCTACTAGCACCATGATTTGAATATCCACTATTAATAATATCAAGATGTTTTCTTGCTAATGTTCTTTTCAAAGCTCTTTCAGGAGCAACTAAAGATATAGTTTTATCAAAAATATTCATGATTTACCTCCTATAAGTCTCTTGGAACGGCTCTAAAAACTCTATTTCTTCCTTTTCTTTTCTGAATATTTCTTGCTTTTGCAAGTTCATTATTCCAATACTTTATTTGTTCTCTTATTTGATATAAATTGGCTCTATCTAATGACCGATTCCCAATTGTATAACTTTGACCATTAGTCACAGCTATCTCTGCTTCAAGCCATGCATTTAAATGCTTTTCAGCAATTTGAACTGTAAATGCCATAGTCTTCCTCCTCTATAATCCTTTTGATACTATTCTTTTTTTCTTTTTAATTACTTTTTTACCCTGAACAAAAACATTTCCATTAATATTTCTAGCTGCCATTTCGTCTAAATTAGGATTTAATATTTCAAAAGCAGCATTAGCATAGTTTCTTAAATCCATTGGTTCATTTCTTATGTTGCTACTCTTTTTCACCCACTCAAAAGTTGGAATACCTTTTTTATATCTCAATACTCTCTTTTCTGAAGTTAATCCTTTGAAGTAATTTTCATCATATCCTCTATCACTTTCTATTGGAAAATGGCAATAGCATGGCCCATCTTCTTTTATTTTTAACCTTGACAGTATAGTTTCTTTTCCTGTATCAACTCCAAGTGAAAATAATGCAGCTCTTTCTCTATTATTTCTGGTTGGTTTACTTATGAATGGTTTTCCATATCCCCCGACTCCTTTAATTGCAAAAACTCTTCTATGTTCTCTAGCTTTACAAAATTTATAAACTTCTGTAGTATAATGACCACCACTATCTACACATACACAAGATATTACAAGCCCATCGCCTTCATCAAACCAAAATGTTCTGAGTAAATATTCATCTAACTGCTGCCATACTATCTTTTGGCCTGGATCTCCATAGAAAATCTTATATTGTATTCCCCAAGATTCTTTTCCAGCCCCCCAACCAACAACTTCAACCTCTAATCGGTCATCCTGAACATCAACTCCTGCAGTCAATAATATCACTTGCCTTGGAACTTCAGTAATATAATATTCTCTTCTTGAAACTAAATCATCATTATCAGCCCCCTCTCCTTCATCATCTTCCCAAACTTCTCCTAACGTTGTATTGACCCATGTTTTTAATGTTTCAGGCCCATTTTTCTTTGCTAATTTGAATTCCTCAATTATATTTTCCCATCTTTCCCATGGTGAAGCTAAAGCATTAAGATGAAACCCTCTTTTCTTTATTCTCTCAGGATATTTAGCAATCCATTTTCCTTTACCAGCTTTCCATTCAAATTCATTACATCTATCTCCACAAAACTTACATTCATGTGTTATATCTTCAAAATGAATTTGAGCCCATTTTAAAGGTTGAAGTTTACCACAAACTGGACAAGGTAAACACCACTCCTCTTTTGAGCTATCATCAAATTCCTTATCGATTCTTGAAATTCCTTTTTCTGTTGGAGTCGAAACAAAAAATTTCTTCTTATTCCAAAATGTCTTTGTTCTTTTTTCAGCCAAAGATAAAGGATCACCTTCAATACCTGCACTCATTGGAAATCTATCAACTTCATCAGCTAATAGAATTCTAATAGGTCTTGAAGATAATCCTGTTGGTGAATTTGCTCCTGTTAATGCAATATATCCTCCTGGGAATCCCTTTTCTAATAAAGTGTTATCAGAATCCCTTGACTTTGCATCTTTGACTTTATTTCGTAATACTGGTGTATCTCTTATCATTGGTGCCAATCTTTTTTTTGAGTAAGATTGAGCTAAATCTAATGTCGGCATTAATAACATAATCGGTGAAGGATCATAATCTATGAAATATCCAATTATGTTATTTATCAATTCAGTTTTTCCTACTTGAGCACTACTCATTACAATAATAATTTCAGTTTCTTTGTTAGAAAGTGAATCCATTATTTCTCTTTGATATTCTGCTCTTGATGTTTTCCATTGCCCAGGTTCAGCTGAGCTCTCAGGTGATAATTTTCTGTAACTATCTGCCCATTTAGATACTGTTAAAAGTGGTGGTGGTGCTAATATTAAAACTAGATTTTTAAATAAATCTATTGTTTTCTTATGAATTTGCTGTTTCTTCTTCATTAACTTCTACATCCTCATCATCAATAACCTCAACATATTCTTCGCTATAGAAATCACTAGGATTATACTCACTTAACTCATTAAGTACATCAAGCACCTCACCTTGTAAAATTTCTTGTATATCAGCAATAGTATCAATTCCTATAAGACTTGGAGATACTCTTGAAGGTAATGCTAAAACTTTTGCTCTAAAGTTAGATAACATATCATTCATAACTCTTTGAACATCTTCACTAAAATGCATTGTTCCTCTCATTGCTGCAAGCTCCAATTCAATTTTTTCTCTTTTTCTCCTTTCAAGCAAAGCATGCTCTTCATCATAATCTACCTTACCATCTTCAGTTTTATTTTCTTTAAGATCTGCTGAAGTTTTTATAAATGTAATATAGCTTTTTATGTTTTCTTGTAATGAATATTTTCCTCTAGCAATTTTTTTAATAATTCCTTCATTTTCCAATTGCCTTATTCTTCTGGAAGTCAATCCAAATAAATTTGCTAGAACTGTACTTGATACTGTTACCTGTTCAACTGAATCAATTTTTTTTATTTCTTCACTCAATGTACCTCCTCCTCTCTACTATTTTGGAAACGGAAACAACCTTGAAAATTTTTTTGTGCCTGGATGACTTTCGGGGTTCGCGAGACCCTCACTAAATTAATGCCTTTCCAAAGTACCTTTTTTCGACAAATGTTGATATAAGTATTCTTTTAATTATTTTTGGGTTTTTAGAAATATATTTATTCTTTTTTTAATTTACTTTTAACTCTTAGTTTTAATCTTTTATTAAGTATTGCTTCCAAGTTAGTAATCTTTGATAACCTAAA